GAGGATTCTCTCCTCTCACCAGTCCTATCTTCTAGGGGTAATACCCCTCTTAGAGAAGACATCCCTCAGTAGGAGACAAATGATGCCAGGACGTACCAAAACTTACCAACATTCACGGCCTAATCAAGGCTATTGGATGTGGGAAGATATTGGTACGCATTATAGCGATGGGATTGGATGGGATTATAAATCCGTCATGTCTGATACTTATCAGGATGGCAGAGATAACCTCTCATTCATCGTCGACGTCCGTTATTATAACGGACTCTACGTACAGACGGAAGAACCCAGATCTAATCCAGATCTGAAGAAATTCGTCAATTACGTTGGAGCAGTCAACGGTCCATTCGCTCTGATATCATCTTTTCCTGAAATGGATACGATGGCTAATTACGCCCTTCGTACCGCTGCTAGAACTAATCCGAGTCGTCCAGTTGTGGACATCCCGGTGGAAGTCTTGCAGATCGGGGAGTTAACCCGCCTAATACGGAAAAGAGGTAACGACCTCTGGGCCGAATTAGGTAAGGAGAACTTACGCTTTCAATTTATGATAAAACCATACGTTGAAGACGTCATGAAGTTGCTTAAATTCCATGAACATGTCGCAAGACGTGTTAAGGAGCTAAAGCGACTTAATGGACCTCGAGGTTTCAGGAAGACAGTCAAGCTTGACTCTTGGAGACGTGTTGATAACGTCACCATTACCTGGAGCTCGGCGGGAGCTGTCATTTTTGACATCCCCACGCCGATCGAAAGGACTTTCGAAATCAAAGGCCATGCCCGTTGGAAAACACCAGCGGATATGTCTAAGATTACGGAGGTCGAGCTTGTCATGCAGGCCATTAGGGCGGTCGGTGGTTTAACCATCGACTCCGCGACTGTCTGGGAACTTATTCCCTGGTCGTGGCTGATAGATTGGGGCTACAACGTTAGCGCATTCTTTTATGCGAATCGTAATATAGTCCCTGCCTATCTTGATAGTCTCTCGATTATCAAGCATGAGGTAGCAAGTGCGAACGTTCCTTCTCGAAAGAATAAGGACCATCGTTTCAACGGTGGCAATTATACGATCGAAAGGAAAGAACGCATTCCTACTGCTGCCGGTTTTCCTACAGCTCATTTCCCATTTCTTGATGGGTTTAAAGTGGGCATCCTTGCTTCGTTATACGTGACGAGGCGTTAAGATGCCTAATCACGTATCAGCATGTTGCTGAAAAGAAGCAAGAAAGGAATATCACATGTTCGCAGATCCAGCAGTTGTCACAGTCAACGCAGTGGCGAAAAACCTCGTTCGAATTAACCAGGACAAGTATTCTTCCGAATACATGCTCCGGACTTCGACCGAAGAATATCGTCTCAACATCAGGAACACATCGTATACTGATAAGAAACGCGGAGTGTCGTTGGATCGACACAACGTGGAACTTATCCATACGGTGTTCCCGGTGGCGCCGGCTACCCTTTCGACTGTTCGAAAGGTGTATACGGTCATTGAGAATCAGAAGGGTGATACCCTTACTGACCCTCGCTACGTTGCGCTTGCCCTCTATGCCTTCTTAACGTCGGCACAGATCGACAAGCTCCTGAACTTTGAATCGTGATCGATAGGCCTTAATCGAGGCGTTCTCGACACGCAAGAATTCAGAGGACAACTTCGCATGGCTGCGGCTTGGAATACACACCTCTCCAAAGGAGACTGTATGAAAAGCCAAGCAAATGCGATACTCCATGTTGCACGAGGTATCATTCAAGATATCCTTGTGACATACCCAGAGCTGAAGAGTAGTCTCTCTAAAGATTTAGATAGGCTCACCCTTTATTGTCAGACACGAGGCGAGGGTCTTTTCACCCTCGACCTTCCAAGTCTCCATTCCCTACTTCTTTTGGGTTTGGATACTGGACGCCTTGACTTGCATGGGCCGCTCTCTCGAACGGTTTCCAGCAAGACTAAAGTGCCGAGATTATTCTCGGGACTTTGGTTGCGTGTGTTTGATAAAAGCTCTTGTCTAAAGCGTGAGGTAGACATCAACGCTATCTTCTTCTTACGGTCATTACTGGCCATAGGTAGCAAGTTAGCAGTCAGCTGCTCTTCCGAGCGCGTAAGCGCTAAGATAGAGGAGTTTGTCAATGTCGAATCCAACCTTCGCAAACCTACCCTTGACTGGGCAGGAAACGAGTTGGAGCCTAACTCCCGTAGGAGATCTTTGGATGATGAATCCTCAGAACCCCTACTTTTTGGTCATCTTGGCCGTTATTACGCAAGTAATAACACTGGTCATCATTTGGATGGAATACAACTATCCTTTGATTTCCAGTCAAGCGAAGAAACCGAGGAGTCGGTCGCTCAAGATCAGGACTTACAGAGCTCTCTGCATCTTGCGGAGGCTCTTAAGCAAACGTACGTAGACTTTTGGTCTTCGGACAGATTGCCATTATTTAGCAACTCTGAACGTGATCATTTATCTTATTTACGTGATCTTAAGCTTCTCAACACCATACAGAAAGTTTCTGATGTGGTGTTCAATGCCATTGGACCTTTCAATGCTGTTGATCATTCAGATCTTCAGCATAGTAGGAACTATGGTATTGGCTTTAGACATGGTCCTGGTGCTGTAGCAGAACGGTTACAGAATCACGAGAAATCGCGATTCCTATACTGGTCTGATAAGCTTGAGTCATTCTATCCTTATCATTTATGCGGTAGAACCGCAAACAGTGACTTGGATAGGCCGGTCAATCATGAACCGGCATCCCTGATCTATCAGGTTCCTAAGACCGCAAAAGGTCCTAGGCTGATTGCTGCCGAGCCGACATCACATCAGTGGTGTCAGCAAAGTGCTCTCAGTTTCCTTTTCTATCGATGTAGATCACTCTTTAAGGGTGATTTCATCGATTTTAAGGATCAATCTAAATCAGGTGATATGGTACTCGAAGCTTCCCGCAAACGGAATCTTGCTACCGTTGATCTTTCGGATGCAAGCGACCGATTGTCATGCTGGACAATTGAACGAATGATTAGGAGTAATCCTTCTCTTCTTCGTGCAATTCATTCAGCACGTACGAGGTATACAAAAGTTGATAGACTTTCGTATTCCGAATTTCTTCCTTTGAAGAAATTCGCCTCGCAGGGTACAGCTGTGACTTTCCCGATTATGTCACTTGTAATGCTTGTCATTGCCTTTGCTTCATGCATTGACGATGATCAAGACTTTACATTTGATCATATCTGGAAATACCGTACCAGGATTCGTGTGTTTGGAGATGATATTATTCTCCCTACACATGGGTATGAGCGACTATGTAGAGCCATGGAGCTTCTTCAACTTAAGGTTAATAGCTCGAAGAGCTATGTCACCGGCAGTTTTAGAGAATCCTGTGGCGTAGACGGATACGACGGTTATGATATAACCCCGCTTCGTCCAAAAACATTTGTCGCCAACAGCCCGGCTTCATGTCAGGCTGTTCTGGACTTTTCCAACAACCTCTTTAATAAAGGATTGTGGTATGCCTCAGAATCAGCTAGACTCCTACTACCTTATGATGTACGAAAGTACATCCCGGTCGTGGGACCTCGTGAAGCTGGTAGGACTGGATTCACCTCATACGTTGGAGGCGATGAGACTCATCTTAGACAAAGATGGAATCGCCGCCTTCATCGGTACGAAGTCAGAGTGTGGGCAACTAAGCCTTACACTCGGAAATCAGTCCGATCCGGATACGACGCACTCCTGGACTTCTTTACCAGAATTCCAGGTCAGAGCAATCCTAGGATTGTCTCCGAATACGTCTGCCGGAGGAAGACCAGAGGTGGTCTTCTATGGGAGCCCAAGGGTTCGGATCCTCTCGAAACTACTAACCTTTCTCGCCGAGACTCGGTCTATTGGGGGGAACCCCTCTTTAGATCGAGTAGCAAGAAACTTCGCGGATAAACATAAGTTTGTCCAACGGGTTTCTTCTCGATACGAGAGAGAATGGTACTCGAGTAATGAGGTTTCCGATCTTTTGACGGATTTCCTTTTCTGGTGTAATAACACCGATCCTTACTATAGGGATGAGTATGGACGTGACTTATATGCCACGGACTACCCAGAACCTATGGTTCGGATTTTAAAGAAAAGGGCCTCATAGGATTTACTTATCCTTGGTGGTTGG